CGTGACTACCCGAACCGATCTACGAGAGTCACAACGGAGAGTTGCTGAGTTGCTCTTCGTGATGCGCCCCTGCGGTTGCTGGCACTTAGGATTAGCGCCCCACGCTGACACGGTGCCAGCTCTCTACTCTTGCTTCGAGGAGATAGCATAAGTGTGGCTGGTCTCTCAAAACAGAGTGACAAGAGAGAGAGACAGTTGGCTAATCTCCATAAGTTTGAAAAAGGCGTGTCTGGGAATCCTGGTGGCCGTCCGAAGCATAAGCCATTTCTCGAAGCAATCGAGAAGCATATCAAAGAGCATCCGGAAGATGTCACGGCGGCGATCAAAGCCGCGTTCGCTCAGACGAAGCGTGGCAGCTTCGTTCATCTTCGCGAGCTTGCTGATCGCACAGATGGCCCAGTTAAGCAGCAAGTTGAGCATAGCGGCGAAGATGGCGGACCAATCGAGCATACAATTCGCTTAGGTACTTCTGCTGAGAAGCATGAGCCAGACGATGAACGTTGACGTTTGGTTCCCGCCGAAGATGAAGTTCCTCTTCACTCCCTCACGCTACAAAGTCGCATACGGCGGCCGTGGCAGCTCAAAGTCTTGGAGTATCGCGCGTGCTCTGCTGCTGATCGGTAAGCAGCCTGATATTCTCTGGCCTGATTGGAGTAAGCAGTATGGGCGTGATGGCGTACGTATCCTGTGCTATCGCGAGACGATGCGTAGCATCGAGGAATCCGTTCATCAGTTGCTGACTGATCAGATCCGGTTACTGCGGCTCGGAGACTTCTACCGTATTCAGCAGAAGAACATCGTCGGCAATAATGGAACGGAGTTTTTCTTTGCCGGCGTTAGGCAGTCGGTGGATAATTTAAAGTCTTATGAAGGCGTGCATATTGCGTGGGGCTCGCAAGCTGAAGCGATGAGTAAGCGCTCGCTGAATGTCGTCTTTCCTACGCTGCGCCGCGACATCGAGATTGCTGATAAGCGTTACGGCAGTGAGCTGTGGTTTGATTTCAACCCTGAGTTTGAAGACGACGAGATATACAAGCTCTTCGCCGTAGAAGCGAATCGCCCGCAGGATTCTCAAGTCGCGTTTGTTAATTGGCACGATAATCCGTTCTTCCCTGAAGTATTGAAGAAAGAGCGCGAAGATTTACTTAGGCGCGACCCGGATGAGTGTCAGCATATCTATGGTGGTACGACGCGGTCAAGCGTAGAAGGCGCGATCTACAAGAAAGAGATTCAGATTGCTGAGGCGCAGAACCGGCTAACTGGCCGCGTGCCGTATGACGCGACGAAGCCAGTCAACACGTTTTGGGACATTGGCCCAGCGCATACACGAATCTGGTTGGCTCAGAGCTTCCCGATGGAATATCGGATTGTCGATTATATTGCTGGTGAGCTTGAGTCGCTCGCGTTCTATGTCAAGCAGCTTCAGGAGCGTGAGTATCATTACGGCATGCATACGCTTCCTTGGGATGGCGCAGCGAAAGAGCTGGGCAGTGGAAGATCGATTCAGGAGCAGCTGCAGGCAATCTTCGGTAAAGATCGCGTCCGGTGTGCTCGGCAGCTGAGTGTCGAGGATGGTATTGCGGCGGTCAGAGCGATCTTCTCTAAATGCTGGTTCGACAATGAGCGCTGCAACTATACGCTCCCGGTTACGAAGCAGATCGTGGGGCTTAGAGGGCTGCGTTGCTACCAGTATGAGTATGACAAAGATTTGCACACATATTCCCGTAAGCCGCTACATGATTGGGCATCGCACGACGCGGATGCTTTTCGCACTTTAGCGACGATGATCAGAGAAGAGATGGCGCCGAAGGCGAAGGCTGCGCCAAGTACCGTCAGTCGAGGAATCAAATGGGGCTAAAGCGAGCAAAGAAGATCGTAAAGCTTACAGCGGCAAGCGCAGCGCGGATTCGCGCAAAAGTAAAGCGGGTGGTGAAATGAACGTTCTTCTTACATTGACGATGACTTGCCCGACCTGCGGCGTGCATTTGAACTGGCTCCCGGAAAGTGTTAACGAGAGAAGGAAGATCGAGCACCCCAAGCTAGTAGGCACGGAGTACTGCGAGTATTACGGGAAAGTTTTCCTCGCTCCGGTGCTTGAGCTGAAGGAAGTTGAGAAACAGAAAGCAGCAGCTGCGGAGACGACAAACGAAGGTGAAGAATAATGGCATCACACGGTGCTCTAAAGGAAGTTGCAGCAGAAGGACCTCGCGCTCCGAAGAAACTCCCCAAAGAGCTTGAGCACATCCGGCTCACTCCGGCAGAGAATGGTGGCGTCAGTGCGGAGCACTATTTCTCGCACTACGAGTACAAGCCGGAGATGCATGTCTTTGCGAGCGGTCAGCATAAGGAGCTGATGGCGCATTTGCAGAAGCATCTTTCGATGGGAGGAGTAAATACTCCCGGAAAGTCGAAGACCGACAGTGCAGAGAGCAGCGAGCAAGAGACTTAGTGTCAAGCTACGGAGCAGCGGCTAAGAAAGACTATCGCGTTGATGCGAAGACTGCTGGATACATGGAGTTTGACGGCGCAATGAAAGACGCAGATTGCGAAAGGGTTCGAGTCGCAAATGGGGTAAGCAGCGAGCTAGGCTGCTGCAATTTATTCGGAAAAACAAGTGTGAAGAAGTTCAGTTGTGGTACTTGCAAGCACGTAGAGAAGCGAAAAAGCTGATCAAGGAGCTGGAGAAATATCTCAAGCGGTTAGATAAGAAGCGGAGGAAATGAAATGGACTTCAAAGGCACTTCAGAGCATGCAGCAGAGCATCAGCACGGGATTCAGCATAGAGCGGAGCCACCTGCGCCGCAGACTGTTGAGCAGCGAGTCGCGAAGCTGGAAGCTCGTGTCGAAGCGCTAGAAGGAGCAGCGCTAAGAGCTGCTGCGGCTACTGCTTCACAAGTAGCTGGCCGAGGGCCGGCAGCAATCGACGAGCGTCGCGCAAAGAGCCGGGAATAAGAATGTCTAGACCGCTAGAGCCTAGTGATTTTCTTCGTGCCATGCAGCATCATTGGGACGAAGAGTTGAAGCACCTTCGCGGCCAGTCTCCGCTCTGGCGGTGCTTCGACTGTAAGCGAGCAATCCCGCGCGAAGAGTTGCCGCTTCGTTGCAGCGAGTGCAGTGGCTCTAGTGTACAAGGCAAGAAGATTGGCTACCGCTTCCGTAAAATCCGTCAAGACGCGATGGTCTGCAGGAAGTGCGTTGACAAGCACGATCATTTGCGGAAGATGGTCGAAGACTTCCAATTCCAAGTCTATGCGCGAGGGCTGGAGAGAAGGGCGATGCAGGCTGCAGGAGTGGAGTTGACGAGTAGAGAATTCAACGCGAATTGAAGGGAGCTGCTAGGTGCCCTGGAGTCGTAAGCAGGTTAAATATCTTCTGAGTGACAAAGTCTCTCCGCTCAGCGCGAAGCAAAGGTCGAAGATGAAGCAAGAGCTGCATGCTGACCCGTCGATGGGGCACAAGAAGAAAGGCAGCGCAGCGTTGAAGAGAACCCGTCCGCATGGGCTGACATCTACGCGGCGCGGCAACCAGCACGTAGAAAGCGAAACATACAGCTATCACCACTAAATGCCTGAGAAAAACAAACCGTCTTCGCGCGATGAGTCTCTGCTAAAAGAGATTCGCGACAATTATGGCGCATTCGAGTTGGAGTGGCGGCCGATTCGCGAAGAAGGCGACAAAGACATGCTTGCTGTCGGCGGCGACCCTTGGGAAGCTAAGGAGCGTGAATTCAGGGATAAGTACGACCGCCCGGTAATGACTTGGGATGAGCTGTCACCGTATGTCAATCAGCTAGTGAACGACCCACGGCAGAATAAGCGCGCAATCAAGATCAATCCACGCGGTAGTGGCGCGAATTCCGTAACCGCGCAGCTGCGTGAAGATAAGATCCGCGAGATTCAGTATAACTCGCGTGCGCAGAGCGCCTTCACGACAGCATTTCAATGCGCAGCGGAGCGCAGTTTCGGCTGGTTTGGCATCAACGCGCGGCTAGTTGCCGATGGGTTGACCGAGGAGCAGTACAACGAGTTGGCCCGCGAGTCCCCGGAAAAGCTTTTCGAGCAAGAGTTGTACATCTACCGTATTCCGAATCCAAACTCAGTTACACCGAACCCATCGTTCCGGGAGCAAGACGCTTCTGACATGACCGAATGCTTCGTCGAGGAGCGTATCCAGCGTGCAGAATTCAAACGGCGTTGGAAGAACGCTACGTTCACCGACTGGCAAGGCAGCTATGCGGAGCAAGCGCCAGGTTGGCAGCAAGAGAAGATTGTCCGCGTCGCTGCGTATTACAAAGTGATTATTAAGCGAAGGAAGTTGTACCTGCTCGATGGGCTGAAGAACATAGATGATCGTGTCGCTCTCTATGGTGATGAGCTTCCGGATAAAGAAGACAAGTGGCTTGCCGATGAGCAGAACAAAAAGCGGGTCCGTCGTGATCGTACGATAGAGACGCGACGCGTCAAGCAGTATTGGACGAACGGGCTTGAGATTCTCGAAGAAAGCGACGAAATACCGATACGCTGGATTCCCATTGTCCCGGTATTTGGCAAAGAGATGTGGATCGATGATGGCGGTGGAGCGAAGCGCCGACTCATGTCGCTCATCCGTCTGGCGCGCGACCCATTCATGGCGTACTGCTACATTCGGTCTAGCGAAGCGGAAGAAGCTGGTATGGCACCAAAGTCACCGCTCGTAGGCTATACGGGGCAGTTCGAGACTGACCGTGAAGCTTGGGAAAACTTGAACAAGATTCCACGCGCGTTCATTCAAGTTGATCCGGTCGTAGACCCTACGGACCCGAATAAATTATTGCCACTACCGACTCGGCCTCAGTTTCAGCCAAACTTCCAGTCATACGAAGTATTCGCAGAAGCTGCGCGGCGTGCGATACGCACAGCGTGTGGGGGAAGCAACCTCCCAACTGCAGCGCAGCGCACGAATGAGAAAAGTGGAGCTGCGTTGCGTGAGATTGAAGCAAACGAAGATCGCGGCACGTTTCACTTCATCGATAATTACAACTTCTCTCTGGAGCATGGCGGTAGGATTCTGGACGCTTGGTTCCCATTCGTCAACGACACGAAGCGGGAAATCGCGATTATGAAAGCTGACGGGGCGTTTAAAACCGTAACGATCAACGA